TATGGACCTGTCAAGGAAATCCAGTAATTGTTCCTCGGTGTCAAAGGCACAGTTGTCAACACGGTAAACTACCCCGGAGTCGTAGACTTCCTGGAATATGACATAGCCATTATAGATGGCTGCATAAAGCCGTCTGTGACCAAAATCAAAATCGAGATACGCAATCAGTTTCCAGTTAATCCTCATCACTAGCCCACCTTCACAGACATAATGAATATGAGAAACAGTAGAGGCCACCAGGAGTTAGTCACACGAATTGCATAAGCGATAAGCCAGAAGAGCCCCAAATTAAGTACGACGGTGGCTAATAGAGCGCACAGACCCACAAAGCTCCCTCCTTATCGGGGGTCGAATAAGTCCCCCTGGAGCAGTTCTTTTCCGAAATCTCACCCTCTTTTCATCATGCCCCAAAGGTGGTTGTATTTGCGCACATAGAAGTCGCTGGTCGATATACCGCAAACCGAACAATGATGGTCAGTAAACTTACGATATTCGTTGCAGTAAGGGCACCACAAATCTTTCTTACTGCGGGGCTTTTTGTTTTCGTCTGGAGGAAACGCCTCCAGCCGGGAATAAACGAATACCTTGTAGCCTTTATCGTGCAGTTGTTTAGCCATCTGCTCAGCCTGCTCTTGGGTTTCAGTGCGCCACTGCTTTGTGTCAGAGCCTTTTTTTGCAGTTATTCCCCACACGGTTCATACACCTCCAGAGAAACCCAATCATTGTAGCACCTCATGTGTAGAAATATGTGTTCCTTTCCACTACCCAACACAAGGATTACTGTCAAGTCCCCGCTGTTGATAGGCTCGTCACAGTAGGCACATATGTAAGGCGTGGGTACGGGGGTAAATTCGCGCTCATTTAAGAGGGCTTGCAGTTCGTTATATTGCATTTTCCCACCTCCTCGCTTGTTTTACAGTCTCAACAATCTCACACACCTTTGGTAATTCCAGGTTTAGAGTTTGCGCTACTATAGCTTGGGCTTCGTCAGGCGTAGCGTTGCCGGACATCAAGGTTTCCAGATAGGTATTCCACACTTCCCAGCAGAGATCGCATGTTTCCGTTATACCCAGTCTGCTATCGATTGCGTCGTAGGGAATACCTAAAACGTCCAGTATCCCTTGCCCCCAGGCCGATGTGAAGAATTTTTCTATTTCCAGCCGCATGTAAGGAAACTGTTCAAAGTCCTCCACAGCCCGCTGTACTATCGAGGCATAAATGGCTTTAACTTGTCTCTGAGCCCCCATGTTTCGCCTCCTGTCTCCACCGTTTCAGTGTGTGGTATGGTATGCCCGTTTTTCGGGATATTTCTGCCCATGAATAACCCATTTCTTTTAACGCCCATAGCTGTTTGATCAGACGGGCACGGGTTGCTCTTATGTGCCCCGCAACACGTATAACGGTTTGTTCGGCTTCGGTGAAGTGTAGTGGATCGCCCGTATCTACCACCCCCAACAGTCTTTCTCTGCACAGTTTTTGCAGTCCGGCCCCACATGGCTGAATATGTTTGGTGCTATGGAGTACACAATTCCGAACATCTGATCAGCCAATTCCCGGATTTCCCACTGCGCTTTTACACACAGCCTGAGTTTGAAAAAATTGAATAGGCTTCTAGCGTTAAAGGTACATACCATAGTCGTGGTAGCCGCGTTAGGCAGGACGTACCTAGCATCCTCAAGAGGCACCAGCTTGCCGAGTTCTTCATAAGCCTTGTATATCTCTTGCATGGTGTTGTTGAATATCTCCCACGCTTCGGGGTTGCGCTTTAATGATGGAGGCGCAACCACTTCGTCAGGTGAATTCTCTACATATCTCTGTGACCTCTGAGAGTACGAAGCCATGCGGTGCCTGACCAACTGGTGAGAACAAGCACGGCTTATCCCATCAATAGCAAAGGTGAATGTTATATGCTCAAATGGGGACTCGTGCCCCAGATCCAAGAGTTTTTGAATAAGCCCCTTGGCTTCTTCGCCAGTCATTTTGCCCCAGGGTACCTCGCTAGAGTGGCAGGTTCTGGCGGCTACAGCCACCAAGTATTCGGGGTCTGGTGTGTGCGTTAGCAGTTTAACGCGCATCATTCCCACCCCCCAGAATTCTTGCTATGTATTCGAGCAAATCTTCTATAGTAGCACAGTAGTACTCAAAAGCACCGCCCCAGTAGTAACGTCTGACTATAAAACCATTCCCTATTCTGTAAATTCTTATATCGCTTTCCTGGGTCATCATAATACCTCCTTCAGTTCGCCCCAGTTCTGGCCGATCTTGACATCGGCGTCGAAGGGGACGGTATTGTCAAGAACATCGGAAACCATTTCCGATTTCACCCAGTGGGCTACTTCCACCGGGTCTTCTCTGGTTTCAAGTAGTATACTGTCATGTACAGTCAATAGCAGACGGGTACCGTCGCTGTTGCCAAGTCTCTGACCAATTCTGATCAGGGCTGACAGCGTTATGTCTGACGCCGTACTTTGGATCGGGGCATTGACCGCCTGACGCAGTATTTCAGCCTTGTTCTCTGGAGTTATGAACTCAAACCGCCTCTTACGATTGAACGGCGTGTCTACATACCCAAGAGTGCATACGCTTTGTTGTTGGTAGCGAATCCACTCCTTAACACGTGGGAAGGCCCCAAAGAACAGATCTTGGAGTTCTACTGCCTCCGTGTGGGTAACACCAATCTCTGCAGCCAGCGACTCCGGGGACATCCCATATATAATCCCAAACGTCAGTCGCTTGGCTGCTTGGCGCATCTGCGGCGTAACTTCCTCCGGCCTCTTACGGAACATAATGCTGGCAGTCCTTACGTGCATATCCCCACCAGAAGCAAGGGCACTAATGAGGTTGGGGTCTTTACAGAACCAGGCAAGTACACGCACTTCAGCTTGCGATAAATCGCCTTCAATCATTGTGTACCCCGGCGTAGCTATGAACGCCCTGCGAATACCACCGTCCTTTGGTATGTTCTGGAGATTAACCGGGTCGCTCGAAGACAGGCGCCCCGTAACAGTTCCATGTAGGTTAAAATTGGTATGCACCCTGTCGTTGCTGTCGGCAGCCTCCAGCAGTGCGTCAACATAGGTACGCAGTAATTTCAGCGTTTTGCGGTACTCCAGTACCTTGTTGCAAAGCGGGTGGAAGTCCACCAGCATAGTTAGGGCGGCTTCGTCCGTGGACATACGCCCACCGGGGATAGGCAGGCCCAAATCGTTGTAGAGTATCTGCAAAAGCTGTTTGGGAGAGCGCGGATTGAATTCCTTGCCCACCAGAGTAAACATCTTTTGCTCAAGCGTATCGGCCTTATCCTGAAGTTCGCAGTGCTTATCGGTTAGATATTGCCGGTCAATCATAACTCCCAGGTATTCCATACGAGCCAAGACATTGGCCGCGGGGTAGAGCAGGTTGTAGAGTACAAAACGCTCATCACCCCCCAGTTCACGGGCCAGCACTGAGTGCAGTGCATGGGTATAGCCAACATCACAGGCATTGTACTTCCACATTAAAGGCTCCGGGCAGGTTTCCATCTTTTTGTAGTACGGCTGGATAGCCTTGTCATAGTCCGGTACGTTCAGATAACGCATGACCAAAGGCTTCAGCTTGTGTTCGCCAGGGCGCTCGTCCAAGGTGTAGTGCATGAGCATGGTGTCATCACCCACACGAACGTCTGGCATACCCGCGGCCCACAACCGCTTAATGTCGTATTTGAGGTTGTGACCTATGATGTTTTTGTCCTTGAGGGCTTCATTAAGTATCTTGGGCACACGCGGATCGTTCAGAGCACTTTTGGTAACAACAACCACCTTATCACTGCGCCAACCTATGCCAACACAAAGAAGCTCTCCTGTGCTGGCAGTTTCAACGTCCAGCACCACGGTTGACAGCGATTGCAACCGCTCATACAACTCCAGCACCTGATCGTAGTTGTGCAGGGTTACATATTCTACAGCACTGGTAGAGGCTTTCGCTACCCCTTCCGACAAGAAGTTGACCGCGCGGCGCATATCGTTCACCAAGTCTATGTAGTACCCCGGACTGCGCAAGACTGCCGCCGGGTGATATGTAGCCATGACATGGCAGTTAAGGCGGTCAGACCAGTTTATGGTGCCGTGTGTATCACCCAGGCTGTTGCCCCGACCCAGCAGGGCCTGGTTGGCCGCGTTGCCCAAAGCAACCACAAGCCTTGGGTGCCTACTGGTTACTTCCGCAAACAGTCGTGGGGAGCAACATTTTATTTCCGACGCCTTCGGCGCCCTGTGCGGTATGGGTCTGCACAAGCAAGCGTTGGTTATGTAACACTCACGACGGTCTACACCGACCTCCTCAAACACTTTGTCCAGAAGTGCCCCGGCTTTGCCCACGAATGGTTTGCCTTGGACTATTTCAGTATCACCTGGGGCCTCGCCAACAATAACTATATCTGCCGTGTCCGGCCCGCAGCCTTCGACACGTGGGCAGTTGTTTAGTGAGCACTTTTCACAGTCAGGTTGTGGAGAATCCATTGAACGCAATCACCTCCGGGTAGTAACGCAAAAGATACCAGACAGCGTGGCGAAGCGCATCGCGGGCATGAGGCTTGCCACGGAATAGCAAAGCGCGCTCAACCGCCCTTGTGTGGTGCAGTACAACACGCCTGACCGACGCGGGTTGTTCGGACAAAACAACCTCTCTGGAGCAAGTCAGGAGCCACGCTTTAATGCCGCCAATTATTTGGCTGGGCTGCATGGTATCCCACCCCAGAGCCTGGGATTTCCAGGGGTACAGCCGGAATTCCTCAAGTGCAACAACATCAGGTTCCCACTCATTCAATGTCTCCAGCACTTCAGGCAGGTTGAGCGCTTCTTTAGCGGCGAGACAGATAATTTCCTTATCTGTGACGGACAGGAGAGCCATTCCTGTCTTTTTCTTTCCGGGGTCTACCCCAACAATCTTCATAAGTTACCTCCCGAATCCTGCGCAGGGAAGCTTGGCGCAGAAATGTTTGCGAATACCCCAGCCTGAGACATATCTGCTCAAACTCCTTACTGAAGAAAAAGTCAACATCAGCGTTGCGAATAGCTTTGTGAATGATTCTCAAAGCCCGCAGGTAGTGCTTCACAATACACCCCCGGTAACGTCTACCTCATAGCGAGTTACCGCGTCCATCACCTTGTCTGGCTTCAGCAAGTACACGGATTCACCGCGCACACCCTTGCGCCACAGCTTGGTTTTGTACTCCTGCACGTTTGGAATAATACCTGTTGACAATAACTCCCGACCTATGCGTTCAGAAGATACATGGTCAGGAGACAAGCCTAAATAAGAAGCAACAATTCTTTTTATAGCCTGTGCTAAGAACCATTCGCCCTCTTTGGTTTTGCGCTTCACGTATTGGGTAACGGGCTGGTAGATGTCCTCAAGGTCGGGTTCATCAAGGCTGGTCAGCAACCTCCAGCACGCCCAGATCACGGCGGCGGTATAGGAGCCCTGCTCCTGCCCGATCTTGTCAACCACACAGTCGCGGGCGTACTCCAGTACCTTGGACAACAAGTTAGGAGCTACTGCCAAAGCGACAAGGGTTGGAACCAACCAAATATCCCGCTCACGGTCGGTTACGCCATAGTCCTTCAATATAGTCAAGGCTTCGTGCACCCGTTCGGTGAGCGTTCTGGCATACTGCAAGCCAAAGAAGTACAAACGGTTTCGCAGTTCTTGAAAACGTTCCTTCTGCTCAAACAGAACAAGATCGCCTATCTCGCAGTCCTTTGGGCGCTTGCCAACCTTAATAGGTATAGCGCGGTCTGCCAGTGCGTCCGGCAGGCGATTCATGGTAGCAAAGGCTTTTGGGGCGTAAGGGTCGTAACCTTTTGGCGTGTGCTGCTCCCCCTCCGATCTTATCCGCAGGTTGCCCCGCTGGAAGGAGGACAGCAGTATTGCCAGCCTCTCGTCCACACCGCCCTGCATAACAACAGGCGTGCTGGTGAATTCGGCTTCGTCCACTATGGCGGTGCATTGACCCATTCCAATAGTGCGAGCCAACGATGCCGTGGAAATGTCTTGTGTGTTGGTAGCGTTGTAGCACAACTGGCCCAGCAGGGTCAGAGTGCGAGATTTCCCAGCTTCACGGGTTCCTACCAAAGCCAAGTAGCTTGTGGTGTCGAAGCACATATAAACGTATGTACCCATCACCCAAAGCGCCAACACGAGATCGGTATTTGGGCGAGGATACCACATGAACTCGGCAAAAACCCCAGTTATGTCAAGGAGTAGCTGGTACGGGTCTACTTCCTTGTTTCCTTGCAACCACTCGAAGACGTTATAGGGCGTAGAGGTGTCAAGGCTCCAGCGCATAAAGTCCTGCACGCAAATAACGCCCTCCGGGAGATCAAGGAGTTTTCGGTCTGATGTGACCTGTTTAAACACGAAATCCTCCGGGGTACAGGCTTTCGGGGTTGTTGGTAGCCAAATTCCGTAGTAGAACTCCCCGTCTATGTAATCCTGCGAGGGTGCCATAAACGCCCTGCGGGGGGCTTCAAGAGGCACAATCTCCACCTTCGGTGGGGGCGCAAGGGACTGCTCTATGCGTTGCAGTACGGTCTTGGTAACTTTGCCTTTCTTACGAGCCAGGTCTAGGTAGTATTCCCGCTCAGTTGCCGGCAGATCTTGTATGGTTTTAAGTAATTCCTTCAGTATTCCAATCTTGCCGCGGTCGTCCTTCAAGCGGGCGAGCGTGTCGAGCAGTTCATCAACCCTGGCGTGCGGGTCAGGGTTAGCTTCATGTTTCTGCCGGATTGATCTTATTTTGGTTGATGCCCAGGTTATGGGGTCGTCGTCTCCCGGCTCACTGCCCATCGGTGGCTGGTTGAGGTCATTCCAGGCCATGAGCAAAATCATGATTTCCTCATCTGACAAACCCCGCTGAATCCAGCGGCCCACCAGACGCACAGCGGCGTTATCCCGCTGACCTTTGGGAACCCCTTTGATGAGTTCGTGATACCACTGTTCAGCCCCAGGGTCAGCTAACAAGCTCTTTTTTGGTTTGAGCAGGGCGTCCAACAACCACTGAGGCATCTCAGCAATAGGTGCGTTTGGGTCAATCCAGCGGTATTCTCCATCGGGCAGAACTGATGGGGGAGCAAGGACATACCCACCGTCGCCTCGAATGTCCGCGTCAGGAAACGGAGGAGCACTATTGCCAATAAGTACCCCTGGGTGTTTATAATAAAGGTGGCACCCCCCACGGGGAGTAATAACGGTTCGCGTTGGGGGCAGGTTAAGGTGCTGCAACTGCCCTGGGGCATCTATATCGACAACAACTATGTCAGAGATCGCGCCTGTTACGATAGCCACGTTTAGCTGAGGGTGCTTGCCCCACCACTCAGCCACTTCCTCATCAGTAATACGGCGGTCTTGGAACTCTTTCCAGGTGTCCAGGGCGACTTTTTTATTGTCAGGAAAGACGGGGATTACGTTAAACCCCTGCCGTATCAAGTTCTTTACCGCGTTTAGCAAGACAACAGAACACCCCCTTTAACCTTAAAGTGAAAAATGGGGGCAAGGCAGGAGGCTGGCTAGCGGGGGGAAGAACAGACCGCCAGAAAAACCCTGCCCCCTAATTAGCTAGAAGTTTACGGACTTCTTAGTTTTGCCCTTTGTCACAACAACTTCCTGCGGGGGTGCCGCTACCCTCTGCACTTTATTGCGGGGTTTATCATTGTAAGTGTCGATACCGACCTGGATGCGCACAGGTTTGTTGTGCAACAAGTCCGTATCCAGGGTTATCCTGCCCAGGTTGTCCTCGCTGACAATCCCCACTACCGCTAACAACTGTCCTAGCTTCCAAAGGGCTTTGTCAGTTAGCACATAGTTGTCATAGACCACGCGTCCTGCGTACTCAGCAGGAGCTTGAATAACAAAGGGAACAGAAACCACATCATTCCCTGCCTGCGAATTGCGCAGTTCAATACGGCTGGCGTCTATAACCGCGTCATAAACTCCAGCAGGAACAGGCTCATAATCGCCTTTAAGCTCAACACCAGTGAAATCAAGCAATAGCTTTGGCATTGCCGCATACCTCCTTGAAGATGGTTGTAAAGTTAGGATTATCCACTACCGAGGGCAGAACCCCACCAGGGTTTTTGGCAACGTACTGGTCGGTGGACTCGACCAGCAGTTTGCGGACGTAACCTTCTCCAGCGTTGTCAACTGCTTTTAGACAGCCAACAAGGTTGTAAAGGCCGGGCAACTCCATCGCCAGGGACTTGGGTTGCACCAGAGGCACCTTCAGCATTTCCTGCCTGATGTCAAGCACTAGACTGGTCATGACTACGTGCATGGGCAAATCCCTGAACATCCTGACAATGTAGCGGAGCTTCTCGGACACACGGAACCAGTCGCCCTGTTCAGGTACATCGGGGTCGTGGGACGGTCTCTTGGCAACCGCACCCTCGACCACGGCATTAATCAACCTGCGGTTGAGATCGGTCAGGCTGTCCAGCACCACCGTCTCGAACCCGTGATCAGGAGACTGGAGGAAGTCAAACGCTTCTTCCAGGTCAGCCAGCGAGGTTACAGGCCACACGGAAATCTCCGTACCGAGGTCGCGCTGAACCCTGAGCATGGTAGCTTTAGAAACATCATACTCAGTCATCAGCACCAAGGGTTTTGGAGCCGTGCAAGCCAGGTAAGTTTTGCCCGCGCCAGGTTCGCCGTAAACCAGCGCTTTGACATAAAGAGGCATATCGCTGGCCCGCATAATTTTTGGGTGTTTAGTGGGCGGCGTTAACACTTTTGCCATACCTAATTCACCTCCTCATCAAGTAATAGCGCAGGCTCTCCTGTGGTAAAGAGCATATCCTTGATACCCCCCACATCGGAGCCATCCTCCTCAGCTATACACAACTGGCGGTATGGGCACCTCCACCCGCAGTGGAACCCTGGGGCCGGGATGTAGAGATTGTCCTTGGCAATCTGCTGGTGAATGTAGAACAATCTCTTTTGTAGTCCCGCAAGTTCGTGCGGGTTGCGCATTACCATATACCGCTCAACCACAGAGCTCTTGGCTCTGGCAGGGTCAACTTTGCGGAGAATGGTGTAAATGACACCTACCACTCTGCGATTGGGATACAGGTAACTCGCGGCCAGCAGGTAATAGCCAGCTTGCCCGTCCAAGCGGAGGACTGTCTCGGACGGGGTGGATTTGTATGTTTTGTGTTCGAGAAGCCAGATGTTACCGTAAACGTCCTCGGCGATCCCATCGAAGGTTCCTACCAGATGGGCGTTTCGGACACGTTTACCGTCGGGCCGAAAGATTGGGATGGCAAAAGACTGCTCAACCGCAATAGCGCGGAAGGAATCCTTTTCCTTTGCCCAACTCACGAAGGTTTGAATCAGCTTCCTGCCAAGCTCTATCTGCTCATCGAAACGAGCCATCTGCTCAGAATCAACGTAAGGAGCCATAGCCTCAAGCTGGTTGCGGATGTCTTCTTCATAAGCCTCCAGTGCGTCCCTACCGCTGTAATGCCCGGCTAGTCCTGCATGGCAGGCTCGGCCTATAAACAGTTTGGGGTCAGTAACTTTTGGTACGATCTTGTCAACATACTGATACCGAAACATGCGCGGGCATATCTGGTAACTGGAAATCTGACTCGCATGGATCTCTTTAAGCCACATCGAACTTGCCTCCTTTCATGTGCCGTATGATATACTCTACGGCGTTGACAGCCTTGAGTTTTCTGGCTAACACATCCTCTATATACTCATCAACAGAGTCCGGCATAACCAGCGAGTAAACACTGACCGGCTTCGTTTGTCCTCTGCGGTAAGCCCGGCCCACCGCTTGGACAGCATTCTCCCCAGGCACCCAGGACTTGTTGAGGAATATCACAGTGTCAGCTTCTTGAAGGTTTAGGCCAACACCAGCAGCTTGAATGGTGCCAATGAAGACACGAGTGCTGGGGTCGTTCTGGAACTTGTTCACAGCCTCTCCGCGCGCGGTTGTGCTCATATCCCCTGTAAGCGCCACAGCCCCAAACTTCTGAAGTTTAGGAAGGAGTAACTTTACATACTCTGCAAAGGTTGTGAATACCAGCACCTTGTGGTCAGCGGTAAGGTCTTTCAGTAATTCAATTAGGGTGTCAGTCTTGGCGCTTTTGTCCTGCCCACCAACCAGCGCGGGAGAACAAGTCACCTGCCTGAGCCTGGTCAACTGCGCCAGAACTGTGGGAGCGGTAACAACCTTCTCGGTATCCACAACAGCAAAGAAATTCTTCCGAATTTCCTCATATAAATGTTGTTGGTACTTATCCATTGGAACGTAAATTATCTCAGATGTAAGCGGCGGCAAATTCAGCAGTTCTTTGGTTCGGCGCAGGATGTAGGGCTGAATCGCCTGCGCAAATGCGCGGGGGTTTTTCAAGCCGTAGATCTCTCGACCGCCGAAATAATTGTATCCCCAGTTAAAGAACTGGTCAATGAAACTCCAATAACTACGGAACACGTCTGGTCTGATACAGTGTAGTAATGACCATATCTCATGCCAGCCGTTCTCCGCCAGCGTTCCAGTCAAAAGCCAGACATAAGGCACATCGCGAGGCAACTTGTGCAAGGCTTTTGTGCGCTGTGCCTTACGGTTCTTTATCGCCATCGCCTCATCAACTATGACACATTGAAATAAACCTAGAAGTTCTGGCAATCTCCGTGTAACCACCTCATAATTGGTAACGACGTAATTAAAACCGTGGAAGGATAAACTTGACTGTGTAGTCAACACTCTTGCGGGGTGTGGGCACCACCGCGAAATCTCATATAACCAGCTGGGTACAAGAGATTTCCTGGTTATAACCAGCACTGGGCCCGGCACAGTCGTAGAAGCAACCAAGGCTTGTGCCGTCTTCCCAAGACCGACGTCATCCCCCAATATTGCGCGTTTTGTGTTGATGAGAAAATCAACCCCTACCTCTTGGTAGGGGGAAAGTTCTAACATACCGCCAGCCCCCTTCGACGGCAAATTCAAAATATTTGTAAAATCTGTAAAAATTTTTTACTGACACTATGTATTACTGCATTATATATTATAAGTACAAAGTAATACATTACGTAAACAACGTCTCAATACTACACCCAAGTAGATCGGCAACCTTCTTGGCGTGTGCTAGTTTAGGTGTGCGGGAGCCTTGCTCCCAGGAAGACCAAGTGATGAGGCTGACCCCTACGAGTTTAGCAGCCTCACGTTGAGTCAGACCCTTTTTGCGGCGGGCCTGACGCAGGTTGTGTCGTGATATGCGGTTAATATGTATCACCTCCTACAGTGTAGTATATAACTATAGGTATGTATTGTCAAGTGATAATTAGGTTAAAAAGGATATGCTACCTTTATGGTATGTTGCAGGCAGCTAACGAAATGCCCAAAGATTAGGCTTCGTCAACCATATCTCATAAGCGCAACCCCCTTTCTGCTGTAATCCCGCTGCAATCTTACCAATTTACCTGTATTACAGGCATGTCTAATTGCAGCGGTTGGAAGGGTTTGAGGGATTCCTCCAGCGCCCTGGCCGGAATCCTGACAGACTTTCCCACCTTTACGGCAGGAATCTCCCCACGGTAAATAGCCCGGTAGATGGCGCTTTGGCTCATCTTCAAAATCTGCGCCGCTTCCTTGACAGTCAAGTATTCAGTCATAGTCACAGTAAACACCTCCTATTTGTACTCGTCATTATAGTTGCGCATATTCTTTATTAGAACTCAACACGCGGCGAAAAAACTCAACAGCGTTCTCAAATAAGAACTTGGCCGATCCACTGCGGAAATACACGGTAATACCTCCTTTACTCAGCCTTTACTCTGAGGGTAGTAAGTTTTCCATCAGGAGTAATGACCAGTTCTACCTCCTTGGCCCGCTCCAGCATAGGTTTGAGCAAGGCGGCTACAGTGGGTGACACAGCCGTGTGGCGTTTCCGTCCCCTTCCGGGGTTTCAGGTTTCTAAACTAATTATAGAGTAACACATACAACTAAGACATACAAGTTTCCGTCCCCTTCCGGGGT